TAGTTACTATGATATCATAAAAAGAGGTCATTGTAAACCCTCTTTTTCATTTTTGTCATGTACATGTAATGCGATAAGGGCATAATGTAGTATTTTCAATAGGTCAGCCCTATTGTATCCTTGTTTTTTGCCATACCTCTGCGCGTATTTTAGTACATTCCCTAAAGCAAAACCCATTCCATGGTCACAGTCAATAATAAATTCCGTTGATTGAAATTTATTTTTACTGTAATGACCATCATAGGTTTTACTCACATAATTCAAGAGCTCTTCAATAAGAGCTCCCTCGTTAAATTTAAAATTTGGTTGTTGTTTTTTTCTATTAAACATATTATGTATTATTTAAGATTGGTTGATATTCGTCTATAGCTCGTGATTCGTAAGCACATATAGTTGCCTCATCATCTTCTGAAATATAAAAAATTGATATTGTCATTTCTGATAATTCGCATTTTTCCATAAACTCTTTTAATTTTTTCCCAGTTGCTTCTCTAGTAGACTCTTGATTTCTAAACGTATTAAAATGAGAAGATTGTCTAAGCGAAATAGAAGAGCCTGGTTTTTCTGATTTACCAATATAAATTATTCTATTATCAACCTTCCACCAATAAATGCCACGCGAAGAAGCCGCTCCAGTAGTATTATTACCTGTGAGTGATTGAACACTAAGTGTATCAAGAGTTAATTTTTTCATACCAAATAAAATCTTATGATGGGTAAAATCACTTCTAATATTAAGATCATTTATTACCTGATCTAAGGTTAAATATGATGGCTGTGGTATCATTACACTACCTCCTCTTCACTAGCCTCTAACACGCCATCGTCAACCTTTGTATAGAGATCTAAGAAAGCTGATTTGGTATCATCATCAAACCTAGAGATACATAGGTCGATTGCCTTGTCCCTCTTGTTAAATATTGAGAAGGTTTGGACGATATGGCAAAGTCTTCTTGTTGAAATGACTTCGTCCACACCATCATCGTAAAATGTTTTTCTAATAATGTCAGCCCATGTAACCAATTTATCGGCAAAATCTGCATCGACTGAATCAAATTTTTCCATGTGTTTCAATATGATTTTCTTTTCGATACCTAAACCAGGGAATTGTTGGTCAACTGAAATGGTAAACCTTTCAAGGAAAGCCTCATCAATGATTGAAGCAGCAGTAAATCTGCCATCCTCGGAACCTTTACCTTTAGTATTTGCAGTTGCGATAACATTGAAGCCTTCAGCAGGTTTTACAATTTCTCCAGTCTTTTTGACCAAAACAGGTTTACCTTCAAGGATACCTTGGAGACACATAATTTTGTTAGTCGCTCTATCGATTTCGTCCAATAATAATATTGCGCCGTTTTCCATTGCTTTTAGGACAGGGCCTTTTGCGAAGACAGTTTCACCATTAATCAATCTGAACCCACCTAACAAATCATCTTCGTCAGTCTCTGGGTTGATTTGAACTCTGATAAATTCTTTACCAATTTTGGCACAAGCTTGTTCTACCATGAATGTTTTACCATTCCCTGATAAGCCAGAGATATATGTAGGGTAAAACATGTTTGATTTAATAATTTTAACAATGTCATGAAACGCGCCCCAAGCTACAAATGTTGGGTCAATAGAGGCAAAATTCCTTTCCTCTGAAACGATTGATTGCATTTGCGCTGCATTTGCAGGTATTGGATTCACAACTGAGGAATTTAGTACCTCAGCTCTCATTGGTTCAATAAGACTTGATAGGTCATATGTACCAATTTTGACTCTGTTATCTTTTGTCAGAATTGGGTCCCAGTCTTTACCGGTATAACCTAAAGCCTTTCCAGCATCTACGATTGTAGATTTTCTGAAATGGTCCTGGTCTGGATATTTGGCGACCAAGTCCTTTAGTAAAATTTTAGTTGAAGTTTTCAAGTTGTACATAATATAATATTCTCCTTATCAATTTTTATTATGTGTACATTATACTATATTCTAGGGTAAATGTAAACACGCTAATGTAAAAAGTTACAAAAATGTTACACAAATGTAACACTCCTGTAACATTAGGCAACGGCCTTTCCAAAGTTAGTCAGAAGAGTTTTGTTATTCTTCTTAGATTTACTGTATTTCTTAAACTGAGCTCTGATTTGTCCAGTTGAAGCATCTGCTGCAACATCGAATCCATCGTCCTCAGTCTTTAGGAATTTACCATTTTTAACAATATAGAACTCATTGTATCCAAGAGTATCTTGGAAAGTAACACATTTGTGCTTTCCATATTGTCTGTTGTATGGTTTTCTGTCCTCACTGTCATACATTCCATGACCTATACCATCGCATCTTGCGTCTGATATTTTATACCAAAAGTTAGATGAACCATCAGCAATAAAGAAACCAAGAGTTTTAGCATCGTATCTCTTTTGCAGATTAAGTAATAAATCTCTGGTAGCTTTTCTGCCTCTGTCTCCAAGTTTTATCTTTTGATTATCAATGTTTATAACCATTTCGCCATAATCATCAGTTTCAGTATATTTAACTCTGCTTGACCTACATAATGCCATTCTGTTTGCCTCACCATCTGAAAGAACAACCAGGTTCATTTTATCAACTGCATTTTTATTTTTAAATTGCTTGATTAATCTGTGTGATGTAATTAAAGCCTCGTTTAATGGAGTTGAACCATAATCCTCGAACCTAGAAAGTATTGACCTTTCTGAATATGAATACTCACATTCACATAAGATCTTTCTTAGATAAATGTGGAATAAAGCATCTTCGTATTGTCCTTTTTTAAGAGATGATGAAATGATATTAGGCATTGCTAGTCCGCAATGGTTTATTTCTCCTTCTTTTATTTGAGGACCGTCATAATTTTCATCGCTATATCCCCAAGCATCTCTACCTAGATTAATATTTGTTGAGGTAAACCCATAAACATCGAATGGTATGTTAACAGTTTTACAAAAAGTAACTAAGTGTAAAAGTTGGTCCATAACCTGACCCATGGTATTTGACATAGAACCTGAGTAATCAATTAATAACATCATGCCATGATTTTTTGCATCAGCAAGTTTAGTAACTCTTGAAAAAATATCATCGTTGGTTTTATATGACCAAAGTCTGTTAACATCGATTGAACCAGTTTTTGCAGTTTGAGCTCTGGTATATCTGTAAGCCGCTTTTCTCATTTCAAACTCTTTTACAGCATAATTAGTATTTCTTTTAACCTCTTGCATATATGATTTGAACTCATCTCTTTTATCTTCATACTCGTCCATATCGCCTCTGGCATTTCTGTCCTTTGCCAATTCGTCATATGAAATAACAATTCTGTCTCTGATTTCTTTTCTGAATTCATTACCAACAGCAAGTTGACTACCTCTTTCGTCTCTATCTAAGAGTGTGTGTTCTTTCCTTCTGAAATTTTCGTCAGTAAGGGAAACATCTTCTTCAACAGGTTGATTTTCGACATTACCTTGATTTTGGGCATCATCGTTTTCGCTTCTGTCAGCAGATTGATTTTCGGAAGTTCCTTCGTCGGAATCGCCTTCCTCTGTTCCTTCAGCAGGAGTTTTTGTCTCAGTATCTTGTTCTTCATTATTACTCTCCTTATCGTAATCATCATGTCCACTTGGACCCATTTCATCTTTAGTTTCAGTACCTTCTGATTGTGAAGATTGAGGAGCTTTTGGTTGTTCAATTAACTCTGGAGTATTCTCTTTAGTATAAGCAAGAATATCTCTAACCAAATCAGTAACCTCTGCGAATGTAGAAGTTTTCATTGCTCTTTGATAAAAAACAATTTCCTCGTCAGTAAATGGTACATCAAGCAAATTACCAACCTTTGCTTTTAGATTAATTTTATCAATGAGTTTGACATTATCCCAATCCATTGAATCAAGGTCCTCGCCAAAAAATCCATCATCGAATAATTTTTTGTAACCTCTGGACATAGGACCGATAAGACCTGCATAATTTTCCTTTATGTGTCTTTCAATTCTGGCGTCTTCGATAACATTGATATATGACCTAGGGCAACCCTCTAGTTTTTCAGGGCTGTCATGCCAACCTTCGAATGGAGTGTATAGTGCATGACCAACTTCGTGACCAATTAATAAATCAGTAACATCTTTACCCATATCTTTCCATTGCGGAAGACCAAGTATTCTGTCTTTAATATCAAACCACGCAGTATGATAATTACCATATTGAACAGTAATGTTTTCTTTTGCCAATAATTTTGCTAGTGTTGATTTATGGTTCATTATACGATTTGTCCTAAAGTGATTAATAGTAAAAGTCCACTCATAGTTGAAACAAAGTCCCAATCTAAGAGTCCTAGTTGTTGTAATTTATGTATCATAATTCACTCCTTATCATTAAATTATGGTACTATTATACCATGACTAGAGCAAATGTAAACACGTAATTGTAAAAAGTAACAAGATTGTAACATAGTTGTAACACAAATGTAACAAAACTTTTGAATGGTGGAGCTAGAGGGAATCGAACCCACGACCTATTGGTTGCAAACCAATCGCTCTCCCTACTGAGCTATAGCCCCACGCTATTTAATTTTTGAGAAATTCTTTTGTTTAAAGAACTCTATTTTTGACCTAAACTTATTCTCTAATATTTCTCCTTTATGAGATATAATAAAGACATTGGTACCATCTTCTAATGTAGTTAGAATCTTGGTAAGGTTTTCGATACCATCGTGGTCCAAAGAACTATCAAAGGTTTCATCGAGTATCAGCAGATTTGTTGCTGCACTATTCTTGAGTTTGGCTATTTGCCTCCAAGTAAACAGCAATGATAAATCGATTCTTTGTTTTTCACCTTCACTAAATGAGGCGTAATTAAATGAATCACGATGGCGTGACCTGATGGTTTCATTGAAGTTTTCATCTAAGTGAAACGCTACAAAGAAATCCAAAATCTGTAAATATTGATTAATTAACTTATTCATTACTGGAAGATATTGTTTAATAACTTTGGTTTTAATGCCTGTATCTTTTAACATCTCTCCTATAACTTCATTATAAGTTCTTTCTTCAATATATTCTAATTTATGTTCGGTCGCCTTTTCCTTACTCTTCCTCAGCGATGATAATTCTTTTTTAGCTTTACCTGAATCACCAGTTTGTGTAGTAAGTGAATTAATCTCTTTTTGGATTTTATCTATTTCCTTTTGTAAGAGAGCAATCTTTTCATTGTTTCCATTTATTTTCTGCTGTCTTTGTCTGAGTTCATTGAGTTTATTTGCAATGTTTTGGCCTTCTTGCTCAGTTGTTTTAATCTCCTTTCTAAGAGATTCCATTTCACTTTGAACATCAGCAGCGTCGCTTTTAATTTTAGATATTTTATCACCTTTGATTTCCTCAGTTATTGGTTGGTCACAAGATGGACATTGGTCATTATCCTCGTAAAATCTAGCATCATGTACTAATGATTTAATTTTATTATTTAATTCATTATCATGTGATTTGATTTCAGACATTTTTTCCAAATGTTGTTTATTACTTTTCTCTTCCTCAGTAATAAGTGCTGATAGGTTTTTGCCTAACTCTTTTGATTCCTCAAATATTTGGTCAATATCTGCTTTGTGAGTTTTGATTGATTCTCTTTTACCATCAATTTGGTCTTGGTTTAAAGCCTCTAAACTCTTAATGTATTTTGATTGTGAATCAATTTTGGTATTACATAAATCAATCTGATGGTTAATATCAACTAATTGGTCCTTAATTTTAGCATTACGCTCTTTTAAAAGAGTATTCATTTTAGAGAATATATTAATATCCAATAAGTCCTCTATGACTGCTCTTCTTGACCATGCTGGTAATTGCATAAAAGGAATAAATGAACTACTACCTAATACAACAACCTGATGGAATGATTTATGGTTTAATTTTAATATATTGGTTTCAAGGAATTTTTGATAATCACGCATATTAGAAGCCTGATTAGTCATATTACCATTCTGCCATATTTCAAATCTATTTGGTTTAATACCACGAACAATTTTAAACTCTTGATTGCCAATTGTAAATTCTACTTCAACAACGGTTCGTTTACCATTGATAGAGTTTACCAATTGCATTTTACCAATATCTCTATGAGGTTTACCAAAGAGACCAAATGATAAAGCGTCTAATAGAGTTGATTTACCTGCACCGTTTTGTCCTACGATGAGGGTTGAAGGGGTCCTATCCAATTGAATTGTAATAGGGTCATTACCAGTGGACAGAAAATTCTGCCACGTACATGATTTAAAATGTATCATACTACCTCGAGGTTTTGTGCCTCCGTATAAAGTTTTCTCAATTCAACCTTTAAATGGTCTTTGTCCAAATCAGTTTCCACTGCATCGACATATGAATCTAGAAGGGTGGTAGTATCTTCCAGGGATATTTTCTCGTCTTCCACGCTTTCTCCCAGATACTCTTCAAAAGATTCTGCAATCTTTAGTTCATATGTTTCAATACCTTGTAATCTATCTACGAATTGGTCGAACATATAAAGGTCATTTTTATTTATAACAATTAATTTAATGAACTTGCGTTCAAATTGTTTTACATCAATTTTACTATAATCAGTATTTGTATCATCATATATTACCTTTTTGAACATAGTGATGGGATTTCTGACTGCAGTAATCTCTCTTGTTTCTGTGTCCAATACATGGAAATATTTTGGGTCATCTACATCTGCCCAAGTGAATTCCATTTGTGAACCTAGATAATGAACATTGCCTTGACTTGATTTTGTATGGAAGTGTCCAGATAATACCATTTCAAACCTTGAAAAAGCATCAGATGGGTCCATACCATGTGGGTTTGGTACACCAGCCATCATTTCAAAACCTTTTAATTCCAAATGTGCTCCAAGTATCGGTGCCTTACATTGTGCAATCCACTCCATATACTCTTTATAATTCTGATTATTAATCCATGGTACCACACCAACACCTAGGCCATCATAATCCAACACTGTTGGTTTCATTACGATATTTACATTAGTTGTGAAATACCCAAGCAACTCTTTGAGAGAACACAATTCATTTGTGTTTTTAAAATAAACATCGTGGTTTCCGGGAATAATATCCATGGTAATACCGGCATCACGCATAGGCTCAAGAAAATGCTTACGATTAGCATTGAGTGCTTTAAAGTTAACAAATTTTCTGTGTTCATAGTAATCACCTAAATGTAATATCTGTGTTATATTATGTTCTTTTAAATACGGAAAAAATACTTCCTCGTAAAAGCGTTCCTGGTATTTAAGAAAGATATCAGATGAATTTCTAACACCACAATGGGTATCATTCAAAATTGCTACTTTCATAAAGCTTGACCTTGTGTACCATATTTTAATTTAGCCAATCTGACCATTCTTCTTTGGTATTTACCTAACCTACGAGATGCGATTTTTATTTTTTCCTCTTGTAAGGCAAGTGCTTTTCTTTTTACCTTTCTTTTTAGTTCTTTTTTCAATCGTATTTTATTTCTACGAACCTGTCCTACTCTTTGTTTCTCACTTAAATGTTTCATGACATGAATAACTCCAATTTTTTAGCTTTCTTTTCTTTTTTAGCAAATTCTTTTATTGCTGTATCTTTTTGTCTCACGGTACTAATTCTTTGTCTGAGTGTATCAACATAAGCCATTGTTTCCTCGGCTCCTTCATTATCCATACCCATTGCAACAAAGTCCTCAATACCCATTTTCTCTATGAATCTAAACTTAATGTCCTGTTGCTTTTTCTCCTTAGTAATCCTACGGATAAATGCAAAATAACATATTTGAGTGAAATACGAAAACGCGTTAGGTTTTCCTGTCCGTGTTGAGGCTTCGATATTATAATTACCTATTGCTCTTAAACAGTTTTCCACTGCGTCCATAACCATTTCTTCTCTATAAGTGTATCGAACAAAATTGGGTCTGTGTGATAAACCTTCTGCGATTCTTATAAAACATTTGGCTATGTAATCAGTAACCTTAGGTACTTCATTTCCCTTTTCTTTTGCTTTCTGGGCACTAACTGCATAATCCATAACGGCTTCTGAAAAGTCTCTATTATTAACATAGTGTGGTTTTGCTTTTGCTTTAGCTGACATTGTTTTATTTCTCCATAATGTTATATTATATCATACTTTCAATCATTTGTAAACCAAAAAAGTTTTAACAAGCGTGTTTACATTTCCCCTTTTTTGTGATATAATAATATAGTATCGGCAGGGGCCGGAGGTATACTAATGAATAGTCTCTTTACTTCCAGGTTCTGTGTTAGCTAGGTAATCCTCTTCTTGGTCTAGTATTTGTCTCTCTCTTTCTACCATATCCTGAACTGCCTCTCTTACGGTCTGAAGCTTGTATTCAGGTCTTTTAGTTTCAAGGACAAAATTAATATAAGTTTCATGTAAATATTCATCTAAAGGAACATGATGAACAATACGGTTTTTATACAATTTAAATGTCTTTTGCGAGGAAAGTGGAAACCAGTGTGCGAATTGCATATTCCCTAATAAATTTGGTAACAATACTACTGGTCTTTCTATTATATAATTATCATCATTCTTTGTATTAAGAACGGCAATAACATCTTCTCCATTAATAAGTTTAAATTGTCTTATATTAAGTGTTTCCATATTATATATTTATATCGTATAGTTTGTATTTAAATTTTTCTTTTGAATATATTTTAATTCTTTCAGCGGCATGCTGAAGGGTATAATTCTTCTTAGATTTCCAATGTAAGTCATCTGCAATATCATATAATTTGGTTTCACGACCATCCTCTGATTTTCTCAATCCTCTTCCGATGCTTTGTAAAACCCTAATTTGCGACTTACTTGGTGAAGCAAATATAATGTTGTGTAAATTACGAATATTAATACCTGTAGAAAAAGTGCCAATGGAAGCAACGATAATCGCGTCTTTTTCTTTCTCGGTAATCTCACGGACTGATTCTCTTGTATCGACATCTGTTTCTCCTGAGACATAAAATAATTTCCTATTATCTGATAATTTTGTTTTTAATAAATCATGTAAAGGTTTACCATGTTTTTCTACATAATTAAAAAGTACTAGTGTATTTCCCTTTTGGTCTCTAGCCAAGTTCGCGATGAATTGATTTCGAGGGTTATATCCTACAATAAAATCAAGCTCTTGTTGATAACTATTACCACTCATTGCTTTACATATATCATTATGGTATTTTAAAACCAAAACCGATATATCTAATTGTGCTAAATCATCGCTGTCAATTAATTTCTTTGTTGTTGTAACCTGGTAAACTGGACCAAATAATCCTTCTAATACCAATTGATGTGTTTGTGTTCCATCAAGTGTTCCTGTAGTACCAATACGATATTTTGCATTAACACATTTTTCTAGTATTGCTGTAAGTGATTTGGCTTTAAAATTGTGAGCCTCGTCTCCTATTACCATACCAAAACCATCAAACCAATCTGGGCTTTCCTTATATATTGATTGCCATGTTGTAATAACAACTCTTTTATTTATGTTATATTTTTCTCTACCGGAATAAATTCTGTGACATTCCTCTTCGTGGTCAAATGATGGGTCATTCGAGGCGTAATCTGCAAAATCAGAATACATTTGTTCTACTAGTGATGTGGTTGGTACTATTAAGAGAACATTAGAATCATAAGATTCAAGGTAAAAACGAATAGCCATGTAAATAATAAGGGATTTACCTGATGCGGTTGGTGATAATAATAAACTTTTTTGATTAGTGATAGCATGTGATAAGGCCTCCAATTGGTAATCTCTGGGTGTAATTTCTTTTCCATTTGCAGTTAATGTTAACCCAGCAGCATCTGCATTAAATTCTTCTGTTGGTATTAAATCAATATCGTTATGTATTGTATAATTTCTACCATCGCAAAACTCTTTTAAATATTTGTATAAACCTGTATATAAGGTCTTTTTTCGCATATCGAATAAACGAATTTTGCCATCCCACATACGATTACGATATGCCGGCATAAATCTATAACCAGGCACAAAAAAACAAAAGTGTTCAGATAATTCTCGTTCGACCGACGGTTCACAATCAATGTGTAAAAAGGTTTCATTAACCTTAGTTACAATAAGAGTTTCCATTACATTCCTGAAGTGAATTTATGCCACTCGATGGCATTTTTAATCGACTGATGTCTCCATTTAATGTTATCCATAATCTCTTTTAATGTATCAACCATTTCTTGTGTATAATGAATTTTGGCTTGATGTTCTTGGATTATTGGGTCGGCGTCATAATATTTATCCATATCGCCTTTCAATACAGTAAGACCATTTAATGGGTCATAATCCCAACCTTTGGTATCCAATTCTTCTTGTGATAATTTGCCATTATAGTGATTGAATTTATCACGCAATAATACCTTAAATTCCAATTCTAATTTCTTTAATTTAAGTTTATTTACTGAATGTAATTCTAAATATTTGGAATGTAATTTTGCAGATTGTCTAGATGCCTCTCCAAGTTCCATCTCTTCGATAACACTGTCCTTTTTCCACATTTCAATGATAGCTTCTAAATTATTCATAGTATATATTATAACACATTTCTGTGTAAAAGTAAACCTATTTAGGTTTTAAATTCAAAATTTGTATATTGGAACGTTATATCCATTTGTGCATATTCAACACTATCTGCTTGTGAATCAAATTCTACTGCACTAATACTTGTTGGAAATATTCCAGAGAACTTAATTTCTTTTGTGACATTGTTATGTGATGATAATACCAATAATGTTGCATCTGCTTTAAAATCTTCTGCATTTTTGGATTGTATTATATTGTGCATCCAATCAAATGTTTCAATATAATTCTCCATATTTTCTGTCACATTTGCTCTAATAGCAAAATCATCAAATGATAACCTATCGCCTGTGAATGCTAAATTAACACCACGATATGGTTGTTCTGCAGCTGATAATGTCATTCCCGGTAAAGTAGCAGCCACAACAAAATATTCCAAATTCGGATACTTTGTATGGTCTACTTTAAAAGAAAAGCCTACAGGGCTCAGAAAGTTTTTATTTGTAGTTAATGTTGCCATAATAGTATTTATACAAAAAGAAAAGGGGAACCGAAGCTCCCCTTTAAGTTGAGTGTTAAACTCTGGCTTACACCATAATGTCGTCTACTCTGAAGATTCTGAAGTATTGGTTAGATCTATCTGAACCGACACCATCAGCAGCTACGTATGGGTTTGCGACCATTCCGTATCTGGTTTTGAATCCTATTCTTGGTTGGAAATCGTTCTCACCAACGGCTTTAACCATTGTTAATGGAACGTATGGGCAGTAGAATAATCCTGCGTCATATGGGTTTGAACCCCTGTAACCAACACATACAAAGTCAACAGTTGAATATGGATCAATGTAAACTTTAACTCTTCCGTTAAGAACACCAGCAAAAGTATTACCTGTGTCATCAACGTT